AGATGGCATCGATGAAGTCCCGGCAATGGTAGCCAAAGGTTGGTCAGACGCCCAAAAACAAGCCTACATCATAGCAGACAATCAACTCCCACAAAACGCAGGGTGGGACATGGATATGCTGAAAGTCGAAATGCAAGAACTAGGCGGCTTGGATTTTGATTTGGACCTGATCGGGTTCGATAGCGACATGATGGCCAATCTTTTGAACGAAGAAACAGAAGGATTGACCGACGAAGACGCAGTCCCAGACATGCCAGAAGATCCGGTAACGGTCGTGGGCGATGTATGGATACTAGGCAACCATCGGCTTATGTGTGGGGATAGTACCAGCATCGATGCGGTGGAAAAGTTAATGGATGGGCAGTCTCCAAACACAATGGTTACGGACCCCCCTTATGGTGTTGGACTTGACCAGTCTTGGCGCGACAAGGCGTGGGGTGATAAGGCTTTAAGTAAGGGGAATGACCAACTGGTTGATAACGATGATAGGGCCGACTGGACGGACGTGTGGGCGATTTTTAAAGGCAATGTCGCTTATGTTTGGCACGCTAGTGCTTTTACGGATGTCGTTATGAATAGCCTACGGAACGTAGGTCTTGAACCAACACAGCAGATTATTTGGAATAAATCTGTTATGGTTATGGGGCGAAGTGATTATCATCGAAAGCATGAACCATGTTGGTACGCTGTCAGGAAAGGCAAGAACCATACTTGGAAGGGTGATAGAAAGCAGACGACAATATGGGACGCTGCACCACCTAATCATATTATGGGCGGTTCTAAAGAAGACAAAACATCTCACCCCACCCAGAAACCAGCAGCATTGTATGAGAAATCATATTTAAACCACACAAATCCCGGTGAATATGTTTATGAGCCTTTTGGGGGTTCCGGCACGTCGATTGTTGTATGTGAGAAAATAGGGCGTCGATCATTAACAATGGAACTCGATCCAAAATACTGCGACGTGATAATCCAACGCTGGTGTGAATACACTGGTGAGGACGCAGTATTAGAGCGAACCGGTGAAACATTTGGGAATATAAAAGCAAATGGGTAAACGCGGTCCAAAGAAGCACGTTCCGACTGAAGATAACCAGCGCACGGTGTCCCAAGCGGCTGCAATGGGTTTGACTGTACCGCAGACTGCAAGCCTGATCGGAATGAGCGACGAGAGTTTGCGGAAGTATTACAGCGACGAACTGATCGATGGTAAATCCAAGGCAATTATGACCATTGGCGGGAAGTTGTACCAGAAAGCCAAGGACGGCGATACAACGGCAATGATCTTTTATTTAAAGACGCAAGGGCGCTGGTCTGAAACAAACCACGTTGAATTGAGCGGTGGGTTAAAAATTACAGAGGTTAAACGGACCATTGTCCGACCTTCAGATTGACACAGCGCAGGTTTTCGAACCGCTGTTACAGGCATCACGGTATAAAGGGGCGCACGGAGGCCGGGGGTCGGCTAAGTCTCATTTCTTCGCAGAGTTATTGGTGGAGGATTGCATAAGGTTAGAGGGCTTGCGGGCGGTTGGCGTTCGTGAGGTCCAAAAGACCCTTAAAGAGTCTGCCATGCGGTTGATTGCCGACAAGATCACAGCGTTAAACGTTGGGTCATTGTTCGATGTTCAATCAGACAGGATCATTACACCGGGGAACGGGGTCATCATCTTTCAAGGGATGCAGGACCACACTTCCGAAAGTATCAAATCATTAGAGGGTTTCCATCGGGCATGGGTTGAGGAGGCGCAGACGCTTTCCGCCAGGTCATTGGAGATGCTTCGCCCAACCATCAGGGCACCAGGTTCAGAAATATGGTTCAGTTGGAACCCGCGCAACGCATCGGATCCGGTAGATAAGTTCCTAAGAGGGGAAAAGCCGCCCGCGAACTCTATAGTTGTTCGGTCGAACTTTGCTGACAATCCATGGTTCCCAGATGAATTGGAACAGGAACGGCGACACGATCTCGAAACCAATCGGGATCGATACGGTCATATCTGGCTTGGAGAATATGAACCAAGTTCAATCGGGGCCATTTGGGACCGGGCGACGATCCACGAGGGACGCAGGCCAGATGCCCCAGACCTTAAACGCATTCTGGTGGGTGTTGATCCCGCAATATCGAATAAAGATCATTCAGACGAGCATGGAATAATCGTTGCCGGGGTTGATGAAGCCAACCGGGGATATGTCTTGGATGATGTATCCAGGAAGGGTTCACCGCGCCAATGGGCAGATCAAGCGATAGCAGCCTATGACCGCTGGGAAGCGGATGCCATCGTTGTCGAGATAAACCAAGGCGGCGATATGGTGAAACACACCCTGGAAGCTGCAAGGCCGGGTATTCGGATCATTGAGGTTCGAGCCACCAGGGGCAAACACGTTCGGGCGGAACCGATATCAGCGCTTTATTCGTTGGGTCGGGTATCACACGTCGGGACGTTCAACGAATTAGAAGATCAAATGTGCCAGATGACGGCAGCGGGATTCGACGGTGATGGGTCACCGGATCGGGTGGACGCGCTTGTCTGGGTTCTAACGGAATTATTTCCGCAAATGGTTAAGAAGGCGAAACCGAAGGGGCGCACCATACAGCGCCAGATTGTTTCGGGAGGATGGATGCGTTGAAAGATATCATCGAAAAAGCGCAGGAAGATTTTAAGGCCGCTGATGACCATTGGAATGACAACCGGGAAATGGCAAAGGCAGATTATCGCTTTGCGCGTCTTGGGGAACAATGGCCGGCAGAAATCGAAAGGCAACGTGCCAATGAAGGTCGCCCGGTCCTAACGATCAACAAGCTTCCAACGTTCGTTCGCCAGGTGGTGAATGATTCCCGTCAAAACAAGCCAGCCATTCGGGTAAAGCCGGTGGATAGTAAAGCGGACCCAGAGACGGCGCAGGTTTTAAACGGGTTGATCCGTAACATCGAGGCGATATCAAGTGCTGATGGGGCGTATGACACGGCAGTCGATCATGCTGTTTCAATGGGGTTCGGGTATATCCGGGTGAATATCGAGTACGCCCATGATGATACGTTCGATAAAGATTTAATGATTGGCCGGGTGATGAACCCGCTGACGGTTTACCCTGATCCTGACAGTACGGAAGTAGATTCACGGGATTGGAATAAGTGCTTCGTGACAGAGGTTGTTTCGAAGGAAGATTTTGAGCGCGATTACCCTGATGCGGAGCCCATCAACTTCGAGGGTGAGGAAGAAAGCGTCCGACAGCATTGGAACCCAGATGGCGCGGTGATGATCGCGGAATACTGGGTCCGGGTTTTGGTCAAGGAAACGGTTTTAAAGCTGTCTGATGGCCAAGTGATGAAGAAGGCTGACTACGAACAGGAGATTGATGGTTTCTCTGTGGCGGACATGCTGGCGGCTCAAAACATCCTTCCCGTGGATGAACGAGAAATTCAATCACAAAAGGTCACGCAATACATTGTAAACGGCCAAGAGGTCTTGCAAGAAAACAAATGGCCGGGGCGGTATATTCCAATCGTTCCTGTCTATGGTGAGGAACTTTTGGACGATGGAAAGCGTATCTTTCGCGGATTAATCCATGGGGCGAAGGACGCCCAGCGGATGTTTAACTATTGGCGTTCAACCACAACAGAATTGGTTGCGTTGGCACCAAAAGCGCCTTGGGTTGGTCCATCAGGTGCGTTCGACGGGGATGATCGGTGGTCCACGGCGAACACAGAGAGCCATGCGACCTTGGAGTATGAAGGCCCAATCCCACCGCAGCGCCAGCCTTTCGCCGGTGTCCCAGCGGGTGCCTTGCAAGAGGCAATGAATGCGGCTGATGATATCAAGACGGTCACAGGTTTGCATGATGCGGCTTTAGGGGCGCGATCCAACGAAACAAGTGGCATTGCGATTATGGCCCGCCAACGCGAGGGCGATGTATCAACCTATCACTTCATCGACAACGTAAGCCGGGCAATTGAACACCTTGGCCGGATCATCGTTGATTTGATTCCAAAGGTTTATTCGGATGCCCGGATTGTTCGGGTTTTAGGGGAAGATGGTTCAGAGGAAAACGTACCCATCAACCAAGAATATGGCGAACCAGACCAACCACGCATTCATGACCTTGGTGTCGGTAAATATGACGTGGTGGTTAAGACGGGCCCATCCTTCACAACACAACGTGAGGAAGCGGCAACACAAATGATCGATCTGATTAAGGCGTTCCCAGCAGCTGCCCCTGTATTGGGTGATTTGCTC